AAAGTTATATGTCCCATCAGGGTCAATAACCGCAAAAGAGTAAGGCGCAAGAAAATCATCAGGGCATTGAAGATATTGATTATTGATGGCGCAAACGGCGGTGACATTCTTTCTTAATGAGGGAAACTGGATCGTGTTGAATATGCGTTGCTCTGCTTGTTGAGCAAACGTTTGCAGTGTGTCGGTGTCAAACGTAGTTTCGCAATAATCTTGTATTGCAGTTTTTAACTCTCCCCAGTTCACGCCATCGGCCCCCGACTCATTAAGCCTTTCGTTGCCGCGCCAGTGCCACGCATCTTGATGCCCGTGGTCTTGATTTCTTGCTTAGACACTAAAGGCTTTCCAGGGGTCGGGGATGCCACTAACTTTGCCCCGGTCATCGTATGCGGCTCTGCATAAACAGATGCCGGTCCCACCTCTTTGCCGCCTATTTTCATAGAATACTTAGCCATTATTTGCCTCTCTGATTAACCGCTCGGGCCATGTTCCGCCCCATCTTTCGCATCATTTCCGAAGTTGGGCCGCCCGATTTCATCTTCTTAACATCGGCGTCAGGATGCGCTCCCTTGCCTTTCTTCATGTGTTTTTTAAGTGCTTCCATCGTTTTCATGCTTGCTCCTAGCTTACAGTGACACTGTTTAAACTTGATTGACCGACTAAGTGATTCGGTGTTAGGTCTGCATCAAACGACCGGGAGCCGCCGACAGGATTAAAGCCCCACTCTATGATGCGACTACCCTCCAGAGGGACGCCTGTAAAAAGAGGGTCTACGCCTACATTGTTGTTCGTCTGCATACCGTTGTATCCTGATTGAAAGTATGAGTTTGAATCGGAACGTGGGTTTCTAACTGCTTGCGGGTCATTCACCGGGAACATGCCTAATTGCAACTGTGGTTGATCTGGCTCCCAGCAAGTTGGACACACCAGTATATTGACATTTTTTGTCTTGATTGTCAGCGGTTTTAGCTGTTTGAGCTTATAGCGAAACCCACAGCGATCACACTGTGCTATCGCAAATTTGCCACTTGCAAATTGATTAGGCATTTAGAAGCTCATACCAAGGAATGATTGTCTTGGCACAAAGCGAATAGGTGCTTTTTCGCGGTCTTCTGTAGATGCCAAATCCCAGGCTTGATCGTATTGAGCCTTGAGAAACTGCATCCGTTCTAGTCCGCCTTCTACTTTCATTGACAACTTGTAGGCCAAACCAGCAACTAATGCCTCTTGAAATCTAAACGGTATGTCCTCCACGTTGACCCCATTGCCAGCATCCTGAAGCCTTCTTAGTCGCCAATAGATCAAATAGTAATAAGGCGAAGTGATTGATCCCTGGTCTGGCGCAGGCCATACGGTTACGTTCGGAAACTTTGTATTCGTAACCGAAGCGCCCGACGCATGAGACGCAGCCGTCGTGTTGTTTTGGCCGCGAACCACATTGTTAAGCGTAGCGTGCGCCGATGCGCCTGTCGCAACATTCTCAGCCTGTGTTGAGGTTCCATAATAGTTAACCGTCTCGGCTCCTATGTTGGCATACCCAGCGTAAGGAACTTGAGCAAGCGATGACATGGGAATTGTCGTCACTGATGAATTAATCGCCGCCGCAAGGGTTCCTGTAAACGTGTAAGTTTGGCCTCCTTGGCGATCAATGTAAATCTGAATCGGTCTCCCAGTTGCAAGCTTATTAGGGATTGTAGAGTAAGTACTTACCGAAATTCTAGAAATATTGATATCAGTTTGATTGGTTCCTGTCCCAGTCCGAATAATAGTCTCAACTAAATCAACCGTATTGATAGGCAATGGGTAGGTAATTTGGTTTGCCATCAACATGATGGAGCCTTGCTCAATTGTCCAAAGATTAATGCCTTGGTTGGCCCATTCAGAGATTAATAAGTTCAAACTTCTTCGGGCGGTGCGGAAATCATAGCCTGACCTCAACTCGCGGCCACAGCGCTCAAACGCTTCCTCTACAAGTTCATTAAGATTGGGGTTAAATGTGGTTGTTCCGGTTGTGCTCATTTACCTACCTTCCGAAATGGGGCCACCTTTTTGGCAATGCTTTTAGGTTGAGAAACAAACTGAACCCCTTTAGACTTTCCTTCTCTTTTAGCTCGGGTAGTTGCTGCGTACTCTGCCGATGAAAGAGACTTAATGGCTGCTTCGGGAAGGTACCGCTCTCCCGTTGCTTTTGGTCCCTGTGTGCTAGGTTTGCCACTCTTGGTTCTCCACTTTTGGTCAGTCCAATCTTTGAGACTTTGTTGAGACTTTGCTAACCCACCGCTAGCCATCTTCTTTCTCCCAGCGCAATGCGCTTTTTGCGAGAACCCTTTAGGGTTGTTGCAATCAATAGACTTTTTGTACTTGCTAGACCAAGTCACTATTTGTATCCACCACCAGCTTTTTTGTATTGTAAAGCCATCATTTGGGCTTTTCGGGCTGACCACTGCCCTGGCGCACCACCTTTACCACCCGCTTTAATTCGCCTAAAGATAGATTTCCGCAGCCCAGGTTTGGTGTAATTGCCTGCTTCGTTGACTTTTGATACCTTACCGCCTTCTGCGTATTGCGTAAAGTCTGTGTCATCCCGGCGGCGCCTGACCTTGGCCTTGGGCATTTTGCTGGGATTGATCGCCCCCATTCCCCTGCTTGACATCATTTGCTGCTCCTAATAGTGCTGCTAGTCCGAAGTTGCCAGTATCTTGCAAAGGACGCAAGTAATTTGGCGCTTTAAATAAATCAAAAGGCCCAAACTCTGGTGCTGGCACGTTGGGCTGTGCGTAGTCCACATAAGTCTTTTTCTGTCCAACTGCCGCCGGTATACCAAACAACGGGAATGGCATACCAGCCGATGTCGTTGGAGGCACAGATGTTATAGGTGGTTTTGTAACCGTTGTTGTTGGCGGTGTAGGTGTTGTTGTTGGTGGCTCTGTAGTGGAAACCGGCGGTATCGTCACGGTTGTTGTCGGAGGGATTGATGTAGTTGGCTCTAATGAAGTTGTTGGAGGCCACGGTATTGTAGGAGCTAAGGTTGTTATTTCGGTCGTGGTTGGCGCTACGGTTGTTGTTACCGGAGGGATAGTTACCGTCGTTGTAATAGGCGGTAACTCAGTGGTTGTAATGATTGCTGTGATGCTAGGCGTTATTGTTACTGTTGGCGTAACAGTTTGTGTAATCGTTGGGGTAACAGTTTGAGTGACGGTTGCAGTAACCGTTGGTGTGATTGTTTGCGTTATTGTCTGAGTTACAGTTGGAGTAACAGTCTGGGTTACGGTGGGCGTGACTGTCTGAGTTACTGTTTGAGTGACGGTTTGCGTAACAGTGGGCGTAACTGTTTGCGTAACTGTTTGGGTTACTGTCGGGGTGACTGTTTGCGTAACCTCTTCTGTTACGGTCGCCGTAACTGTTTGTGTAATAGTAGGAGTTTGGGTCACTGTTTGTGTAACCGTTGGTGTTACTGTCTGCGTTACCGTAGAAGTTTGAGTAACTGTCTGTGTTATGGTTGACGTTATTGTTTGCGTTTCTGTAATAGTTGGCGTTACCGTTACAGCCTGAGTGACCGGTATTTCTAAACGCACTGTTGGCGCACTGTCTGGTTTTATAGTGGACAGACCAAGCTTAACAACATCGCCACGCGACAATGATTTATTGTCAACGTCTGTGGCTGGCATGGTAAACAATCTGCCGTCCTCGGTCCTGACTATAGCCATGCCGTTAGTTATTGAGTCTACGGTTCCACGCACTACTTGCCTTGGTGTAATCGTATCTAATACGTTACTTTGACGATTGGGGTCAAGCCCCATCGTATTGAATAGCGTATTTATGTCTGCGTAGCTTTTACCTGAGCCTAAAAGCCCGAGCATGTCATTGGCAATCTGCGCGTCCGTTTTTGCATTAAAAGCTGTTTTGTCATTGTAAAACTTACCCTCTGGCGATTCGTTTAGCGTGGCCTGTATAGTCTGTATTTGCGTACCATTAATGATGCTTTGGATGGCGTTTTGTAGTTCGTCAAACGAAGGTTCTCTGCCTAGTTCTGAACTATATAAATCTTGTACGTCATTAGCATACTGAGCAAAACGATTTATATTTTGCTGTGGCGTGTAAATGATATCGCTTGTTGTTGCGCCAATATTGATTTGATCGCCTAACTTAATGTTTGTGTTGGATGGGATGTCTACGCGTGCTACACCGCCATTTCCAAGTACAACAAATGCTTCTCTACCATCTCCACTAAGTTCAACAATTTGACCACTATTGTCTGGCGTGAAGCCACCCTTTAGGCCAACTGCTACACCAGTATTGCCGCCAGCGGCTACAAATGTTTGTTGCATGGTTGATAAAGCACCACGCAAATAATCCATCCCTGTTGCTTGTTGATTGAGTCCAACATTAGATAGCTTATCGGTCGCAAATTGCAAATTAAATGTCAACAACTCACCAAGTTGTTCTTTAGTTCCAAACTCGCCAACTTTTTGTAACAACGATTGACTTACAACACTTGCTAATTGAGATGTTGGTGTTTCTCTCCATAACGGTTTAAGCAACGCTGTAAGCTCGCTTGCACCAATTCGTTCGCCAACGCCTTCAGCAATTGCCATGAGCGTAGCTCTAAACCCAGCTTCGTCCGGCGAGAGTCCTGAAAATCTACCTTGGATGTATTCATTGCCATAGGTTTGCGCTATAGCGCCGGCAACAATTCCTGGCACTACCCCAGTTGCTAACCAAGGGATTGATGACACCACATTTGACAGACCGCCAATAAAATTTTTCCCAGCGTCTGTTTTTGCATCAGCTACTGCTATGGCGTTATCGCCAGCAGATTTAATTGTGCCTGCAAGTTCGCGGAAGTCTTTAGCAAATGTGTCAAGCCCAAGCGCTTCTGCCAAATGCAAGTTAATGCCAAGGGCTCCATTTAACGTATTAGCTACAGCGCTACCGCCTACTGCATAAGCCGTAGCAAGCGTATTAGCTAATGCATCGCCCTGCGGCGTTCCGCGAAATTGATTGATGAATTGCTTAACTTCAAATGGAAAAGCCGAGTCTTTTACTTCTGAAAGATTTGCTTTGTTATATAACTGACCTACTTGCAAATCTCTTCTTGCTTCATCAAGCGCTGTTCCAGGCTGTAATCCTTGAGTTAGTTGATACCACTGAGCTTTTTGCTCTAATCGGGTATCTAAGGCGCTATAGGATTTAAGTAATGATTTTGAAGCTAAGTTACCAGATTGTGCTGATTGAACAAGATCTGCTATTTGTGTATCAATATTCTTGTACTGTTTATGGATATCTTGCAGCACTTTCAGTTGCGTTGTATCCGCGGGCATGCCTGCAATTTTTGCGCGATCTTCTGGCGTCATCGCGCTATAAGCTCTCAACAATCGGTCAAACTCAGTCTTGTTGACCACCATAAAATTGTTGTTGATAAGACCTTTCCCGGCTACGGTTGGGCCGGCAAGCTGAACCTCTTCACCTAAGTCAAACGGTACATTTGCATCTGAAGCTTTAATATTTGTTAGATATTGTTCAACCGTCCAATTTGGATTGCCATGAAAGATTTCGTCTGGGTTGAACCCAGCGGCCAACATGTTTTCAATAACACTTGTTGTATTTAACAAACTATCAACTTGATCTTGGCTTAATGTTGCAACCTGATCTTTGACTTCTTGTTTGGCTATTGTTTTAGCATTAGCTTGGTTAAAGCCCAGGTTAATTAACGAATTCATAAGCGATACAGGATTGAATGTTCCTGTTCTCGCCGTATTAATGGCTTGGGATACGCCAATTTGCAACAATGCTTTGGATGTTGGGTCTAGTTGTCTTTCCGTTACTAACTGATTGATACCTGTTGATACCGCTGCATTGACTGCACCGCCAAGCAAAGTTGGTAGAGGGTCTTGACCTTGTGATATCGCATAGATCGCGTTAGTCATCGGAGCCGCAAACATCCTTGCTGTAGCAAGCTTATCTGCTGCCGTAGCCCCACTTATGATTCCGCTATTGGCTAATTGATTGGCCACCACATCGGTAACCATATTCAGAGTCGTACCAGTGGCGGCCCCTAAGAAAGCCTTAGATAAATCACCACCATTGAATATGGTGTTTACCGCCGTGCGTACAAGAAAGTTTGATACTGCTGGTGCCGCTGCCGCTCCTACAACGCTACTGATATACGGCGCTATAGCCTGTCCAATTCCCGGCACCAAGAACGAAGCGCCCATGGCCAAGATTTGGGTAAGAAATGGATTCTTGGCTAGAAAGTTAGATTGATTCCACTCGGGAACAATAATTGGACTACCAAAAGCATCGGTCTGTAATGTGTAGTTAGAGTATCCAACGCCGGCTCCAGTAGAGCCAATAATGTTTCCACCCTTGCCACCGACTATTGATGTATCAAGAGGATTGCCCGTTGCTTTGTTGTAAATACCCTTGGTATCGTTTATACCAATTTGATCTAAGTTTGTAATACCTAAAGCCGTTAGGCGTTTAGCAATATCATCTGTGTGCCACGTATCCGAGTTACCGGGCGTCTGGAAATTTAAGTTGTATAGCGATTTTCCGCTGGTAATCTGCCCTTTTAGAAAACTTATCGTATCGTTACTAAGCCATTTACCTTCCCATTTTGTATCGTTGGGATGGATGATTTGTTCTTCGTATTCGTTAACAGTAAGCTGCTGGCCCGTCTGTGGATTTTGAAATGGTTTGCTAAATTCTGGTTCGTAAATCCAACCCTGTTTTAACTCTAGCCCCATAGGGCTTAAAGCTTTGCTCGTTGTTGTTGGCGCTAAGGTTGTTGTTACCGTGGCCGTTGTAGTTGGTGCTTTAGTTGTTGTAACTGTGGCGGTTGTCGTAGGAGGCGTTGTTGTTACTGTGGCGGTCGTAGTTGGAGCAACAGTCGTCGTAGGAGGAGGCGTTGTTGTTACTGTGGCGGTCGTAGTTGGAGCAATCGTTGTAGTTGAAGCAACGGTCGTAGTTGGAGCGGCTGTAGTGGTTAAAACCGTAGTAGTTGGGGCCGCAGTAGTAGTTGAA